TTAAATTACAAAATTGATTTGGTCTAAGTGCAATTTCACAACATGGATTAGTTCCCCAATCTTTATCATTACTAAAGTATATTCCAGGTTCTCCTGAACCACTATCTTTAATTCTATTCCATAATTCCATAAAGAACTTTTTATTAACTCTACTTCTAATTAATACTGCACTATTATTTGCTCTACCTCTTTGTGGATTTAATTCCCACCATGAACCTGATTTACAAGTAATCATATCCATATCATCAGCACTAAATAAACTAATTAATGCTGCTCTACGAATACCACCTGCTAATACAGCATCAGCAATATGACACATAATATCATGTGCCTCTAATGGTGTAAGTTTATCTCCATTTTCTTTTAATTGTAACATATTCTCTATTTTAACTAAACATTCTTTTAGTGGTTGAGGGCCTGGTGCTTTACCACCTGATGTTACTAATCTTTCTCCTTTTGCTCTAATATCTGAATAATCAAAAATAGGTGTAGACTTCAACAAACCAAAGTATGATTTCATTAATACTTTAACTGCGTCAGCCCAACCTTCAATAGAATCACTAATTAAAAATCTACGATTCCTTTTCTTATTTGGTTGTTGAATCTCAGGTAATTGTTCAACATGATGAAATTGTACTGAATATCCTACTCCTGTTCCTCCGAGTAATAAAAACATAGCCTCATTAAAAGCATCTAAACAATCAACAGGCATATATGCACAGTTATAGATTCTATTAGGTGCTACTTCAATTGGCTTTCCTCCAAATTGTAATGAACGCATAGATGGTAATACTTTCTTAGGTTGAACATGAAGTGCATAAGCATCCATTATTTGTTCCTTAAGTTGTGGGTATTTTTTAATATGCATATCCATATTTCTGTAAATTAGTTCATCCCATGTTTCTCTTCTTTGTTTTTCTTCATTGTACTTTGCATACTTCATATGCACAGTAATATCACTTAGTATCTTATTTGCTTTATTCATTTTTCCACTTCCTTTCTTGTAGGGCAGTTATCCCAATCATCAAATTGAGCCTTTAACATCCCTGTTTTTTTATCCACAATTAACCAATCCATGATTTCAATCCATTCAATTTCATCAAGATGGTTTAATGCTTCAACACCATTTTCTTTCAAGAACATATAAAAGTCAGTATACTCTTTACCTTTATATTTGAACCTGAACATTCCACTTGCCATTATCAATGACTTGCGGGATTTACCAATTACTTCTCCATCTTTATAAAAATTAGGATTAGTACAGATAATATCTAACTCATTAAATTTAGAATGGTATTCATACAACTTTTTAGGTATATTTATACTCCACCCATTTACCTTTAAATCATTAGTAAAAGCCTTGCTACTAATAAACCATTCTTCATATTCTTCACCTATATTATATTCATCTAAAAATTCTTGCCTTCTCATAGTTCTTCACCTTCTCTTCTAAATACCTTCCTCACAGAAGATTTAATTTCGTGATAGACCCCTTTTGCTTTTGGACTACCTGAAACTGTAATTAGTTTAGTAGTACCTGTTGCAGGATTCTTCACTCTAAATTTGTTGTGTTTATGAAGGGTATATTCTACCACTTCAACCCCAACAGATTCTATTGCTTTAATAATTCTTTTTATCTCTTTCTTACTCATCGTCATTTTAATCATTCCATAAACTTCTCTTTTTTTGTAATTTTGAAAAAACCTTCGTGTTCATCAGAATCCGAAGATTATTTACAATCATATTTATTACCCATATATTTCTATTGTCAAATTTAACGAAAAAAATAGGGCTGAAACAAAATTTTGTACAGTTTTTTCAAATTATTCCTCAAAATAATCACCTTTAATTAGGTTATCTTCTTCCCATAGCGGTTGCATATTTGCTAATCCCCAACATTCATGGAATTGTTCATCACCATATTCCTCAATCTTAAATTTAGACTTAGGTTTAATATGGTCAATATGCCAATCACCATAATTATCCCAATCCATACCATACCAAAACTGTGATTCTAATGATTCACGCAAATTTTCAGGTGTATAATTTACACTTTTCCAAAAAGAATTGGTCTTATGAAGATTTTTCCTCTTCAAAAACTGATATACTTGACAAGAAATCCTATCTTGTACTAAGAAGTTTTTATCTGTTGCTCTTTTTCTAGCAATATACCTTCTCTTTTGTTCTCTATAACGCTCAGGATGATTTAGTCTATATTCTCTACACCTTTGAGCATTGTCTTTGCGTTTGTAGTTAGTGCGTTTTGCATATTTCTTTCTAAATGCTTTATGACACTCCTTACATTTGTTCATTATCTCCATTCTATCGCTATTTTTTCTACGATATTTGTAAAAATCTGTTGAAACGTTTCGTTCTTTATCACAAAATCTGCAATACTTTTTTTCTCGGTCAATTTGATATGTTTTTTTCGTAGCATTCATCGCATATTACACCCCATTTTGGTTTGACCGATAAAGACATATCACTTGTTTTAGGGAATGTATGTGGAGTATGTTTAGAACCATAATGTGCATATAATAACACATCAACTCCACCAACATAATTATCTTCATACGGTGCTTTCATTCTCTTAACTTTGTTTCCACAACAAATACATTTATCATCGTTTATTTTTTCCATTTATTCTTCCTCTCCTAATTGTGTTCTTAAAATACCTAAACGGTATTTGATTGTATGAATTACATGCTGTTGTTTTTCACAATGCTTTGCAGTATCGGCTAACCAACTTCTGTAATCCTTTTGTTTAAATAAAGGCAATTGTTTAAACTGCCTTGAGTTTATTATTTCATTAAATTCTTTCATATATTGATTTATATCCATAATATCACCTTAAATATTGGCGGGCATAAGAGGAATCGAACCCCTATCTTCGGCTTAGAAGGCCAAAATGCTATCCATTACACCATATGCCCAAGTTATTTTTTATTTAATAATAGAAATATAACTATTAATTGAATGGTGCAGGTGGTAGGATTTGAACCTACGAAACATTTTGTAGTGCATCTTAAGCGCACCGCCTTTGACCACTCGGCTACACCTGCATTTATTCTTCTTCATTAAATGAAATATCTAAGTTGTACATTTTACAATAACTTAGATAAGATTCTAAATCTTCTTCAATAACCTCTTCTTCTTCTATAATTCTAGGTAATGCTTGAGCAAACTCAATTAACATTATCTTTCTAATTGTATCATAGTGTGGGTTATCAATTGAAACTGATTCAAAGTGCTGTAAAAATACAGCAATAGGTCCTATTTCTGCAACTAATTTTTTTAGTCGCAGTTCTTCTTTAGATGAAAATCTGATTACTTTCCATAATTGTTTCATTCCTTTAATTAAAGACCAAATATCTTTAAACAATCTAGTAACCATTCTTCTCCATCCTTTTGTAATAATAAAAAGCATCTCTCGCTTTATTAAATTGAGTCTTAACATTACCTGATGTATGATTCCAACCAATATTTCTATACACAAAGTTAGAAATTAATGTGGTTTTATATTCATTATCAGCATTTTTGTAATCTTCACCATTTAAAATATCTTCTAATCTAGGTGGGGTAATAGGGAATTTTTTATTGTAAAATGGGTGATTATATTTACCCACTTTATCTTGTACTGTAAAATCCATTAATTCTACAATCTTTTCTAAATCTTTTATATCATTATATCTTCGCCATAGAGTCATAATACTTCCTCAATAAAAAAAGGGAGTTTTGTTAACGCAGACTCCAAACTGCGCCTGAAATAAATCAGGTAGGGGTTGTAATATTTTTTACAAAGAATATTTTAACTTTATATGCCATAGTCGCATACTAACTTTACTAATGATTGTTTCTGTTTTAACAACTTCCACCGACAATAGCATGAGTGAGAACAACCTCATCAACATTATTAAAATCAATGTTAGGTAGTTCTTCTCTTGTAACTAATTCACCATCAATGTATGCCCAATGTGTAGGGTGTTCAATGATTTGGTCTAGTGCATCATTAGCAGTTAGACTTAGTTCTGTGTGTCCTGTTTCATTTAAAATTGTAACTTTTACCATTTATTTCACTTCCTTATTTATTCTTCAGCGAGAACAGGTGAACCATCATCATTCAATGTTCCACCGTTCACAATATGCTTAACAATTGCCTTCTCAAGTTTAGAGCGAGTAGAGTTAACTCTCTTATCGCTAATAACATTTAGAGTGTGAAGAGTATTAACTGTTGAGTCAATAAAACCTCTTGCAACTTCAAATTGTGCCTTTTGTTCATCATCAAGATAGACTCCACCTGTTGCTCTAGCCATAATTCTTCGCAACTCAAATTGAGTCATAATTCCTGCTTCTACTTGTTCTTTCAAATTCATTTCCAATGCGTTTACATCCATTTTCTTTCACCTTTTTTCTTTTTTGTTTGGGGTTCTTTGAGGCTATCCCGTTCCTAAATCTTCATACTGTGCTAACCCTATAAAGGCTATTATTGTATAATTTAATGTTTTTTTCAAGACATTATGTGTGATTTTAACACCATTAACTTTACCGATATGAGTCGGAATGTATCTACTTAGACAACCCCCAAATTGATACTACATAAGAACCGCCCAAGATACTTTTAGTTCTCTCTTCTCCAACTTTTACAAATTGTGGGTTCTTGGAAAGAATATTATTTAGTGCATGAGATTGAATCCCATTCCTATAATTCATATTCACATATTCTTTTATTTGTACTGTGTTCATTTCTCTATCATTTAATTTCTTTTCAATCAGTTTAATCAATCTCATGTACTTAGCCATATTATCACCTTAGTTTTTATTCCAAATGCGAATTTCCATTACTGTATCTTCGCAATCTATAACACCTTGTAGTTCAGATGCAATATCATTATGTGCCCAATCAATAAATTGTTGGTTAACATTATGCATATTCGCAAATGACTTAGTAGAAAGGATAGAATTAGTCCTACCCTTTATACTTAATCTATGCTTCTCACCTAAACTTTGTTCAGGATTGAATACATAAACTACATCTAATTTTGTGCTAGTTATTTCTTGTATATTAGACTTCATAAAGTTATTCCTCCCTTACGGTTTTCAAACCTTGTTGATACCCAATAAACTGTCCTTTAATATAAGTTTCTAGCACCCTTACTTCTACTTTAGCATCTTCAACATTAACATTATCTAGATGCTCTTTTATTGTTTCAATTATTTTCAATGTTTCACTTAATCCTAACATATTTTCAACTCCTAAAATATTTTCTTGCTTGTCTACGAGAATTACTTGAGCCGCTGTATCTGTTATCATAACGATAACTATTTTCAGAACCTGTATTTACTCTTGTGTCATTTGACCTAATAGTATTCAATACCTTTCTATCCCAACTGCTCAATTTGTGCTTTTTAAGATTCCTTTCATCAATTTTCTTTTGCAGTTTTGCAATAGATTCCTTGTGTCTGTCTATCTTTCTCTTAGTAGCATCAATTTTATCTTGTAATACTTTATTACCCAATGGTTTCCCATAGATTTTTGTATCACTCAGTATTTTCTCTTCCAAGTCTTTCCTTCGTTCTTTTAACTCCTTTTTCAAGTCGTTCATTTTCTTCTGCTTCTGTTGCATTTCCTTGTTCATAATCATTCCTCATTTCACTTGCAATTTGTTTGGCTTGCTTCCAATTTGGTATTTTTGTTTCCATAAGTAGATACCACGCTACTTGGTCAATGCTTAAACCTCTTTCAAACATTGTGAATATTCTTTTCATCTTTCCCATTATTACCCTCTCATTGAAATTAATAATAATACTAGATAACCAATTAAATCTAGGACAATATCTTCATCACTTTCAATGCTTTCATCGCCCTGTAAGAGTCTGTTTAATTTATCATCAATTCTAACCCTTATTAAATCTTCAGCCGAACCTTTAGCAAAAATACCTGTTGGTTCTAATGCTGAATTTCCATATTGTTTGTTCTTTCTAATTAGTAAGTCCAAGACTTCACCAATTACTTCTTTTATCTTATCTTGTGTTTCTGTCATTTCTATCACCTTTTTTTGTAAAATATTTTGAAAAATACACATTAATCCTGGCTGCATTAGACACTAATTCTATTTATTCTTCTTATAAAAACTCATACAATTTGATAGGTTTTCCCATTATCCCATCAGTCATTTTGTAGGAGAAAACATAATGCAAAAGATTCGCATATTTTTCTTGTCCATTTTGTACATTTTCCCACTTATCCCATTTTCTCATACAATACCTTCGCACACACATATAATAAGTAATACATAATGATAAAGATATATAGAGAAAGAGTAAGAAAGGAAAGGGAAAAGGGGAAAAGGTAAGAAATAATACAATATAACAAACTTAATTGTTATATCTAATACAAAATGTTTTCTCACCCTAATGGGAAATCGTGGGAAATCCCATGAAGAAAATTATCTTAAGCAATATGAGTAAGAAAGTTTAGCATGAATAATTAACGGGTAATTAATAATAGACAATTTTCTTCTCCCCGTTGAATAACGAGAAATTATCCTAATCATTTTGTAGAGATAATTAAAACAAATGAATAAGTATGTCATTCGTTGTAGTTATCTTTTATATATTGATTAGGTTATCGGTAGATAAAAGAGACAATTTATCACAGTTATATGTGATATTCCGTCATCAATTATCAGTATATGCACCCCTCCGACCCTTATAAGGGGGGCACGACCCCCAAAAGTTGCTTTATACTGAATTAAGAATGTTTAATTTTATATGAAGCATTAGATTAATACCATATGGTAGGCGTTAGCATATTCTACCCTGGCAAGGAGTGAAATTATATGTTCTGCGATGATGATTGATATTAATAATTTCTTACCATATGGTTCTTCGTTAATGAAAGAACCCCGAGGTTTTTTAGGAGGAAATGTAATGTTTGAAGACGATGAGTGATTAATATTAATGTTAGAATTCCCGATTTCCTCCTAAAACCATATGGTTCATGCTTTGTAATGACACCTTATACCAATTAAATAAATAAATAATTAAATGGTGGTGTTTTTATTATATATATATTATATATTTATAGTATAGAACACCTTAACTATACTGATTGATTATTTTACTTAGCCAATTCTAACTAAAGGGGGAAATTAATCCTCTTCTTCAAACCCCCTCATTTACTTCACCTTCTCCTGCTGTTTCTTCTGTATCATCTGCTGGTGGTGCTGAAATATGTAGACCATCTTCAGCAGTAAAATCACCATTCCAACGACCATCATTGAAATACTTTGTAAATCTTTGACGAACCGCTAATACACGACCTTTTGCAAATGTTTCTGCATCTTCATATGGTTGTCCACCCAATTCTTTGTTTCTATCACTTACAACAGTAATTTGTTGAATGATTTGGTTATCATTCCAAAATGAAGTATATGCTTCACTTACTGCTTCACCAATAGACTTCAAACTGTCCTGCACATTTTGAGGTAGAGAAGATTCTTTACCCTTTTGTATAGGCCAATTATCAAGGTTTCTACCTTCAAGAAGAATAGATGACCAATACTTCTTTCGCATATGTGGTCTTTTGCTTCCACGCTTGATATTCATTTTAATAATATCAAACGAATCTGCAACATCTTCATCTTCATTTGCCATTGTCTTTTGTTCTTTCATATAGTCTTGGATTTTTGAAATGCGGTTTGTCCACGCTTCATCATCCATGCTCATGTCTTTCGTTTCTTTGTTTTCTTTACTCATGTTTATCACATCTGTTCTCTTTTGAGAACAATATATGTGTTGATTCTATAGTTATAGGGTTCGCTACAAAGTGCTTACCATATGGTAATAGGCTTTGCTGATACCTTATCCTTAAAAAAATTAAAAAAATAAGAATAAGAGGCGGGGAGAACATACTAAGCGAGCATAATGATTAGCCTATGCCTAAAGACCGTATGTTTTTAACCGGAGGTTTGAGAGATATATGTTTAACCTAAAAACAACACAAATATTTGTCTAAAAACTCCCCATGAATAAAAGGTGTGCGGCAAGATTACTCGGTTAAAGCCTGCTTGCAAGTTTTCGTGGAAACCCGTATACTTTCTATTGGATATATCGTATTTATCGGCCACTACTTCCTACCACCCCATGAAGCGTTTGTTCTTCATGTTATTATCTGACCTCGCTACAAGGTTGCACTATTATGTTGCCCACAAATATGTCCTTTGATTATTACGACACTTCCCCTCGGTGGAGGAATTAATTGCATTTAATCCGCTAAGATAAACTGAATGGGTGTATGTTGGTGTTGTTCAATCACTATTCCATCACGCACGATGCCCCAATGCCTTGAGGCAATACAATACATCACTTTTACCCCTGTAAGGTAATTTACAAAGTTATTACCATATGGTATGTTTTTCTGTAACTTTGTGAAATAGGCTGAAAGCCGAAGATATACATACCTCATTTTATTGGTTATATGTGAATTAAATGAGCAGTTTTGTATCATGCTCAGGATACGGTCAATCGGCAGGCTTCAAGGGGTCGGGTTTTAGATTACATTCAATCTTCTTCTTCAAACCTCATCAGTTTCACCCTCATTTGAGTCATCTGTTGTTGATGCTTCTTCAGTCATCAATTCAAGACCTTCAATCGTTCCATTCCATCGGTTATCATCAAATGCTTTCTTGAGCATTGATATACGACCATTTGCCCATGATGTAGCATAGTCATTAGCATCAGCATATGAATGCCATGTAGTCGTTTTATCATCACCTTCACCTTCAGTTTTCCTTCGGAACATAACTTTTGAAGTCATTTCACCGAATCCAAGTGTGTTTTCAGCAATCAAGGTTTCACGGATTGTTTTCAAACTCGCTTGAACCTCTTGTGGGTATTTGCTCATAGCACCTTTTCCACCAATCGGAGAATCTTCAATTCCACGCATTTCAAGTAGAAGGCTATTCCAGCACTTCAACCTCTTGGCAGGTTTCTTTTCTCCTCTCTTGATGTTCAATTCAACAATTTCAATAACATCTTCCATGTCGTCATTGTCTGCATGCTTTTCACACCATTCATTCAAAGGCTGTGTAGCCTCTTTCCATTCATCATCTGTCCATGTTCTTTCTTTCTTTTCTGTGGTCATTCTTCAATCACCAATATATGTGTGAATGATATATATCTAAGGTTCTGACCACAAAGTTAGAACCATATGGTATGCTTTGCAATACCCTATATATTATAAAATTTTAAATAAATATAAAGGTGGTTTTTTGTTTGTGCCCAAAAAGGAAGAAACCATAACTCCCTTTGTATACTTGGTTTACAAGGTGTATACAACCCCGACCATTAGCATACACTAATAGATTTGGAACTCTCCTGCTTCTAAGAAGCGAATGAATCCTTCTAAGTATTCAATATCATTTTCAGTATTGAACCAACGCATAACTGCTTGAGGTATTTTATTGTGTATATCCTCTCGCCATGCCATAAACTCATCATCAATTTTAGATGATTTATCTTCAGGCTTTACAAGTTTCAATTTCTTTAAATCAGGTATAGCATCTTTAAGTGCATTAGCCCATGCTTGAGCATCTTCAGCACATACAGTTTGACCATCATTTGTTGAATATCCTACATCTTCTACCGCAGGGTATTCTTTACCATCAGAATCAGTCCATGCTTCACATCTTGTTCCCATAGGAATCCAGCCATATATTTCAGCCAAATATTTAACGGGTGGAAAACCCCAAATATTCCATCTGTAATAACTTAGTCCTTCATCTGTTTGGTTATCTCTATGTAAATCAAATCCCATTATTCTCCTCTCCTTAAAAATATCCTCTTAATCTTCTTCTTCTCTTTTTTCTTTCTTCTGTTCCACAGCATTTTCTAACACCTCTACGGCTCTACAAATATGACACATATTATTCACCACCGTTATTCAAAAGATAGCATTTATCATCAGCAACCTTTACACCTGCATCTAATACTTCTTTCAATTCTTCTGTTGTATCTGCTTGAACCCGTAATTCAGCAACAATCCATTCTCTATTCCTGTCTTGTTTCAACTTAACAACATATGTTGCTGTTGGTTGAATCTGTGGTTCTTCTTGTCCTTCTTCTTTCTTCTTCCAAAACTTCATTCTTCTTCACCTGTGTTTTCGGGCAATACTTTTACATCTATAACAGATGTATCATTCAACAATACTCTTTGACTATTCATTGTTCTACGGTAATCTCTAATCTTTGTAGATTGATTCCATAACATATACAAGTCATCGCAGTATTGTTCTAATTCATTCATATCCATGTCGTGCATTTCTTCTTTTGTTTTCAATTGGCTCATCTTTCATTCACCATATTATTTACTACTTTACAGGGTATAAGGTATTGCTGCAAAGCGCAAACCATATGGTTCTAAATAATAACTTTGTGAATATTTATGGGCCCTAGGGCCTCAATCATCTTCTTCTCTCAATCTACTAACCCCCATTGTGCTCCACGAATCATTCCTGATTGGTATAGACCTCTAATTACTCCTCTTGCTTCTTCATCTTTTGCTTTGAATACTTCTTCTTGGATTTTAAAGTGCCAAGTCCAAGCACCAAAGAATCTAGATGTTGTTTCAGGGATTTCAGTAAGTCCAAATACACTTGCTACTAATCCAATATATGCACTAGGTCTAATATCCCCAGGTGCACAGTCAATTCCAATTTCTAGTGTTTTTAGTTCTTCACTCATTGTTCATCATCTCCTCTTTGATTTTGTTAGCGACATCATCAGCATCACCAATAAATCGGTATACTAAATCTTCTACTGAACAAACTTCAATAGTAATTTCTTCATCATTTTCATCGGTAAAAGTAATCCATACTTCTTCCATTCCTTCTAGCAGATGTGTTGGTTTCCAAGACATGATTTATCCATTAATATTCTATATCTAAGGACACTATTCACAAAGTTCGGTCCATATGGTAATATGTTGTAAACTTTGGTAACTATATTGCCCCGAAGGGCTTAATCTTCTTCAATCATCTTTCATAACCTCTTTCTTCAATATACATCTGGATTTTGTGCAAATTGTGTTCTAGATTTTCACCACGCATACTAATTGATGCTTGATGATGTGTAGCAGTTAATCTAAAATCAATTCCATTATCTCTCAAGAAACCGAAAATCATTGGCATATAATTCAACATCTCGGAACATGTAGTTATTCTCAGTTTAGCACTATCTTTGTTAAACAAATCACGGGTCAGTATGGCTCTCATTTAATCACCAATATATGTATCACTATTCTAAATATGAGGTAGTTATAACAAAGTTACTACCATATGGTTCCACTTTGGGGAATCAAATTTTTAATTGTATAAAATACAAAGTTTTAGTGTTATACACCAATTTGAGTATATCTGAATAACAAATCCTACATATTGTATGATATAGTACATTTGCAGGTAAACAGATACAACACAATTTACCCAATACATTTAATTAACCCAAGTTAGGTAGCAATATATAGGAAGGTCATATAATGGACTTTATATTTAACATAAACAATGTACCTGAACCGCCAACTAACAATAAAGATTTAGAAGATATACTTAGAGAGTTAGAAATACACTTTGAAGACTGGAACAATTTCTATAATTTATTTCAGATGTGTGCACCACCCCCAACAGAAAATGTTAAACAAATACAAAAGTGGTTCAAAGAATTGCAGGCTAACTTCTTCAAGATTATAACTAATTACAACAATAAGATAAATAAATTCGCAGATATAGAAGAAATAACAGATACAGACCTCCAAGAAATAATGCAATCTGCACTTTCTAAAGCAAGTGCTCAAACTAAAACTAAAAAGAAAGATAAAGAATCTAATTCAGATTATATGATGTGGGGTTAATTCTTATACTGGAAATAGATTTAATTAAATAAAAAAAATTTTGCAAGGGGTAAAAAAATTTGCGGGCATTTTTCTGAAAAAGGGTATGGTAATAAATATGTCATCAAAATCTAAATGGGTAAATCAGTTATCTAAGAAGAAATCAAAACTTCTTATGGAAAAGCCATCTTTCATGGTTAAGTTTCCTAAGTTATCACACCCTGATAATGAAAAAGAGTTGCCCAAAGTAATAGATAAGTTAGAAGATATATCTAATATGGATGATTATGATAAAAGACATCATAAGTTAATGTTAGATATTGTTGGAGAGGACATTAAAGATTGGGAACAGTTTATCAAAGATACAGATATTCATGTTATTAGGTTAAAAATGAAATACGGTAGACCAAGACCATATGAATTAAGTGATAAAATTGATTCTAAAACTGATACAGATGATACACCATCATTTCCTAGTGGTCATGCAACAGAAGCATATGCTTTAGAAAAAGTGTTAGGACAAAAATACCCTGATAAGAAAAAAGAACTAAAGGAAATGGCTGATAAAATTGCTATGTCAAGAGTACAAATGGGTAATCATTTTCCTAGTGATATAAAAGCAGGTAAAAAGGTGGGCTATTTAATTGCTGATGAATATTTACAGGTATCTAAATCATGGAAATATATTTTAAAAAATAGAAGAATTGATGTTAGAAGGGGTAGACGAAATAGACCTCAAAGAAGCAACAACCCTTATGGTCAAAATAGATTTACAACATTTGAAGAATTACGAAATAATCCTGCATTTCATTCAGCACCTGAAAAGAGAGCAAAGGAATTTATTTTAGAAACTGTTGAGCAATTACCTTATGCTAGAGTTGAAGGTAATAAAGTAATTTTAGAACCTGATTGGACTGATTCAATATTTTATTTTAATTTGTCTGATATTCATAATGAAGGTATATGTGTATATAAGGAAATAGAAGGAGATTATACAGAAAAATTATGCTTACAAAAAGGGTTAAACCCAAATAAAGCAGTAAACGCAGATTTCTATGTAACTTTAATGATGCTAATTGCTGACGAATACCAATTTTTAGAATTATGGGATGAATAAAATGAGTTGGAAATATATTCTAAAAGCACCCTTATATCAAGGTGAAGATTTTGAACAACCTGAAGATAATGAAGGGTTTGAATGGTTAAACAGATTTGCAGTTAATGATACAAATGTTAAGTTTATTTCTGAAGATGGTTCTGTTAGAGCATCAATTAAATTAGGTCTTGACACAGATAATGTACATTGGCAGTTATATCTATTTGTTACTAAAGAATCATTAAGAGGACAAGGTTATGGAGAAAAGGGTCTTGTTGAAATGATTGAAGAATTAAGAGAAAAAGAGCAGGAGTTATTAGATGGTATTCTTAGAGTGTACCAAAAATATTCAGGTGGTGCTAAACCTGATTTATTAGAAAGAAGAATAATGAATGCAAAACCTCCTTTAGATATTATATTAAAAGAAATAGACCCTGATGCTGTAATCTTTTGGCAACGAATGGTTAATAGATATTCACATCTTGGTTTAAAGAAGTAGTTAAATAGAAGTTATTGTTTAGACAATAACAAGTGGTAATATGTGGAAAGCACAATTGAGAAGTAAAACTAATACTGCTCAAATAGACTTAGACATTAGACCAACTCCTAAAAGAAAGGATAGAAAATGCCGTGAAGAGTTTATGGCTATGAAGGGTAAAATAGAAACAAATTTACAACAAATTAGGATGAAAAGTTATCTCTACGAAGAATTTACAGATGACTATGCTTTTAATATTACAGGGTTACCTAAATATTTTAAAGATAATATAGAAAATATCCCTGATGAATTTTTTTGTAAAGTATTAGATGCTATAAAACAGATTGATACATTTAATAATTATAATAACCCTGTTACATTTGAATATCAACATACAGATATAGAAACGGGTGAAGTTAAAGATGATACATTTTATGCTTTCTATGGTATATCTTATGAACCTAATCTTGGGCTACAATATTATAATTATTCAGCAATTTATTTAATGATAAGAACTAATATGAATAGTAGTGATAATTTAATATATATGGATTTGGGTTTTAAAGGAAGAGATGGTTTTAGTTATGTACCTGCACCAAATTTTGATACATGGAAGTGGTGGTAATGTTTAGAATTAAAACAAATTACCCTGATGCTGATTTTTGGCTTCAAACTAGAGGTTCAAAACAAAGTGTAGGTACTCCTAAAGACAATTTTGATGAAATTCAAGGAAAATATAACATTGGAATAAAAATATTAGACGAAAATGTAAATAAAGAGCATTTTTGGAGATATTTATGGGATTTATTCAATAGTGGGCATTGGAAAATACATTCTTACGGTACTTTACGACTTCAACACATAAGAACTAGTGATGTTCACGATATTTTAGACAAATATGAGCCAGGAGAACTCAAAGATAGGGTTAATGTAGAATTAGTAGATGAAATATTCGCAAAATGGAAACAAAATACTGCTGATATGGTAAAAGTGTTAATTTCTACTCCTGAATATAGGTTAAAAGGTAAAAATATCTTAGATTTACTAAAAAGGTTATAATAAAAGTCTTTATTAAATAGAAACATGGTGGGAATAATATGGATAAGTCTAATTGGCGTAAAGATATTCTAAGAACCGTTAGATGTTATCGTAATGATTGTCCATTAAGAAGAACTTATGGTTCAGGACCAAATATTCCTATGAAAGAAGCCATGAAATGTTCTAGAAGATTAAATGAAGGATGTGCAGGTAATGAATGATTGGCGTGAAATAATTAAAGCCAAAGGCAAATTAACTTCTACTCCTAAATTAGATTTAGATATAAGACCTACTCCTAAAAGACCTAAAGATAATTCCTGTAATGAAAAATTAGAAGAATATTCTAAAATGTTAAGTGAAAGACCGTCATTATTTGAGGGTTTAGATATTTTATTTCCTAAAGAATATGAATTAGATG